TCACATCACCGGGCAGTCGTCGAACTCGCCAGAGCGAGCATCGTTGATGCTATAGGTGATCACCCCAAACACCGGCCGCGAAGTATCCGAGGCGTCATCCTTCGATGGTAACGGCTCCCTCCTTCCATTTTCAGGGTTCTCAAGACATGGATGCGGTAGCGTCCTGTAGCGCATGATCCTGAACTCACCATCAACAGCACAGACAAGCAGGGAGCCGTCTTTCGGTGTGAGCGATGAATCGACGATGAGCATGGCGCCCTTCATGATCCCCGCACGCAGGTATGTCGTGCCGGCTATCATCATGTACGTGGCAGAAGGGTGAGCGATGAGACGCTTGTCGAGTGATATGCGTTCTTCAACATAGTCTGCTGCTGGTGACGGAAAACCCATGGTACACCTCCGAAAGCACTGTATGCACATACAGTATAGTTAAGTGGTATCCCATCGCCTATCAATTTTTCCAGCTTGGCAAAAAAATGGTTGTGCTGTTCCTTCTTCCATTTGAAAATACTTAACAAAATAAAATGGTATCAGAGGATGTATGAAAGTTGACAATACAGTTAACAAACTAGGCTACATAGATGCAACCAGGGGCATAGCCATTTTAATGGTGATAATGGTCCACACTTCCCAGTTAGTTGATGGTCTTCCTGGGCTGGTTGGTTCTGTGGCTTCGTTCGGGCAAATGGGTGTGCAGCTATTTTTTGTGGCTTCTGCTTTGACTCTGTGCATGTCTCACACCAGGAGATCGAGTGAAAGAAACCCAACAATTAAATATTTCATTCGGCGTTTTTTTAGGATTGCACCATTATATTACTGCGGAATTATTGGTTTTTTTGTTCTTAACTATGTTGGCACCAAGTACCTTGGCGCACCATACATGCATGAAGGTCAGTATTCAGCTATAAATATTCTTTCAAATATATTTATGCTGCATGGCATGGTTCCATCAGCCAATAACACAATTGTTCCTGGCGGTTGGTCAATAGGTACTCAATTTATATTTTATGCATTATTCCCAGCACTTTTTATCATTTTTGATAAAATGCATAGAAAGGCCGGATTAAAAGCAATATTTATAGTGTGGGTATTTATAACAACACTAAACTTTGCGTTTCAGCTTTTTTATTCATCGCATTCAAATCTTGGCTTCTTTAATAACTCATTCTGGTACTTTAATATATCAAACAACCTAAGTGTATTTATTGCTGGGTTCATGATATTTTATGGAGCTGATAAAATAGTAAGTTCCAAAACAACATCATACCTACTATTTGCAGCACTAATTACAGTGTCTATTTTTATTTTTAGCATGAATAGACACATTCTTTACAGCATAGTGCCAGCCATTTCAGCCATTGCATTTATTTTCCTTATATCAGGACTTGAGCGCTCTAATGCCTCTCCGAAAATCCTAAGAAGGATAGGTCAGCTTTCATTTGCTATGTATATTACGCATATTGTTTTTACATCATACGTAATGAGGGCTATAAACAAGCATATTCCAGATTTTTCGCCTTCAATTAAACTGCTGGCTTTTTATATTATTGTCGTTTCTATTTCATTTGTAGCTGCGGTTGTTTGCGAAAAACTAATTGAAAACCCAGGAATACAAATGGGTAAAAAATTAATAAATAGCCTTAAATCTGATAATGACAAATCAAAACTTAAAATTGTTATGGCGCTTGGAGTTGCATTTCTGTTGTGTGCGTCTAGTGCCGTAGCTTACCGTCATTTTCAATCTTATATGTCAACTAAGCGCGTATCTGACTTTCAGTCGGTAATGCTCGACTTTAAAAAAATGAATGCAAACCAGGCCGATGGTGACTACATAATATACGGGGATTCGCTCATTCAAGGCATGTCACCTTATGGTCTAAACTTTAAATATGTAAACATGGGTGTAGGTGGTTATTCAATATCTCAGATTTTGTCTTTGTCAAAAGATTACGAAGCATCTGGGTATAAAGGCGCAATAATTGAGGGCGGTGTTAACGATGCTATGGGTTCGAAAACACAAGAAGAGATTTCGAGGGATTATGAGAAATTACTTGGAAACGCCTCCATCGTTGACAATGTTTATGCATTGAAAGTTTTGCCAATCATAAGTGGAGCAAGAAAAGATGTTGACCATGTTAACTCAAGAATAAGCATGATTAACACCATAATTGATAAGTTATGCACTGGGAAGTTCAACTGTAAGGTGATCGAAGTTCCCGCTGAGTTTTTATCTGATAAAAAAAATGATTTGTACTTTGATGACGGTGTTCATTTAAACAAAAATGGATATGCCGTCTGGATGAGAGAAATTAATAAACATGTGAAGTAGGTGAAAGGGCCGCGTTGCGGCCCTTGCTTTTTTACCATGAAGCATCAATGTAGAATGTTGGGGATGTTGTAGTGGATCCAACAATCGTTATCGCCCCTGTTGAAGCGTTTATCGTTGCCATTGCCATCCCAAAACTAATCCCATCTGCGGTAAACGGAACAGGTACATTTTTAGTCACTTGAGGTCTGCACCAGCGGGGTAAAGTCAGCACCGTATTGCCATTCGCAAAAGATGTTGCGGAAAGTTTTACGTTAAGCGAGTTCTTTGAAACACTTGAGGGTGTCTGTACTGTTACGTTTGCCCCGGCCCACCACTGAACGACAGCCCTTGGGGTGTAATCAACACGTGACCACCAGTCGATAATGGCAGAGCAGATTATTTCAGCATACAGGCGATACCCAAGCTGACTCTGGTGAATATCATCACGTAACAATGGGTCATACTGTGTACCGAAATATTCAGGAAGTGGAGCTGGTAACTGGTGTGTGGTGCTTACACAAATAACATTGGCACCATACTTCATCATTTTCCGCTTTCCTGCCTCGCGCAACTCAGCCACACCGTCATAGTTAGCAGAAGGCTGACCCGCGCCGCCAATAAATGACTGGCTATACCACATCCAAGGCTCAACCCACACAGGAACCCTGCCAATTCCAGTACAATAAAGTACAAACTCATCAACCAGCGCAGCCATATAATCTCCGCTCTGATTTGCCTGCCCTTCGTTAGTTCCGGCCACCATGATGACAATATAAGCGTTTCCAGGGCCCTGAGCCTTAAGGAGGTCAAGTTGTTGCCGCATTGTCTGTCCTGCTACAGCTTTGTTCACAATATTCCATGAACGATGCCCATTGGCTCCATCCATAAGCTGCGGAATGTATGAACTGAATGAGGAAATAAAATTCTCAGCCGTACTATCTCCATGAATCAGAATATTTAGTGGCGGCTTACCATGCACGCCATTGTTCGAAATATAGCTGCATAGCCCAGTTACACGAGCAGCGCCTGATGATGACGCTGTTAGCGCAACAAATCCCACCTCATAAACATCACCTACCACTGAAGTATCGAATGGAACACGGATACCGACGCCATTCATCGTTATCTGCGCCCAGTTTTTACCTTGCAGTGATACGCCAACGGTTGCTTTGCCCGGGGCGTACGACAGTAAACCTCCTGGCAGCTGGAATGGAGTTCCTTCTGCTACTGGACTACCAATTGGTTTCTGTCTATAAGACCACTGTGTAGCACCTGGTGCCCCATAGAACATCATCCAACCACCAGAGCATCGCAGAACAATCCCAACTTCTGAGGCGGCCTGAGATTCCATGCGAATATGTGCAGAAATATGCTCTCCAATATCTATTGGTGCGAACAGGCCTGTTGTACGGTTAGTAGTTAAGGAGAAGATAGCTGCGCTATCTGAGGATATGGTGACTTTACCTTCATAGGAGAACGTGTCACCATTTATGGAATAAACTGTACAATCTGACCATTCCACTCGCTTCATGCGAATAGGGTTTCGGTTGAGGATGGCCTGCTTAGCCAGGTAATCCACTTCTCCACCGGTTGCTTTAAAGTTCAGGTGCGTAAATTCAAACGTACCCTCCCCCTCGTACTGCAACGATTTAAACAGTGAGTACAGATCACTGTCGAATCTCAGGGTGACATTTTTATCAATGATTACTTTACTCTTCGCAAGGAAAGAAGCATTCGCAGCTGTAGACGGCACAGTGTAAACCATCTGAGATTTTGAATGATTCGAGAAGTAAACATACCCATATGAAGCAACACTATCACGCCATGCCTGCACTACGTTCGAGTTAACATAGCTTGGGATCTTAGTAATTGACTGCAGAACCAGACTTTGCTGAGAAAGAGCTCCATTAACGAGACTCACGCCGCCCGGCGCCGCCAGCGCAGCCCTTAAAGATGCATCACCAACACCTACCCATTTCCCCTTACCAATCCCACCAGTGCTATCAGGCGTAGATCCAGGGGGAACTACTTTGGGGAGCGGCCCATCCCATCTGTAGTACTCGCCGTTGCTCTCCCAGCGTAAGCACTCGTTAGCAAGGCTAATGGTGCTGCCATCTTCAAAAGAATCCTTCGTGATATAGCCATAATTCAGAATTGCCTGATTCGCATCGTAATTTATTCCCTCAATTGTACGATGCTCTTCGCCAAACCTGTCAACATAAACATGGTTTTCAGACGTAACAAATTCGTCAATTTTCCCCGCGTTAAATTTCAGGTCGCGAGGCGATTCACTTGGTACTGCGTCTTGAGTAGGTTGCGTAGCCATATTGATTCCATAAAAAACCCGGCGCAGTGGCCGGGTTGGGATTGTCGGGAAAAATCTTATTGGTAGATGGCGTCGCTGTATTCCGCGACAGTCAGGGAGACTGTGTTATCAGTGTTCGGTTTGATGCTGTTTACCGTCCACAGTTGGCTGTCCAGTTCTTCCACTGTCGCGATGAGATAACGCGACGGGAGTTGCACTGTATCTCCGTTCCAGATGTTGAGTTGAATGTCTGGTATTGCCGCGGTGAATCCGTACTTGGTATCGCTACGGGCCGTGGCCGGATAGCGCAGCGTCGGGTTACCCAGGCTGTCTGTCACCAGCACATACATTGAGCCGGTAAAAGCAATCGGTTCGCTGGTGTCGAAGTCATTCCCGGCGCGTCCGGTGATGTAACCCTGCTGCTGGTTGCTGTCGTAGATGTCAGGCATCTGAATGACGCTGCCAACCTGGATAATGCCGTCTTCGAACACCTTAGCGTTCATCTTCACCCGGGAGTAGATAAGCCGCTTCGTTTCGCGCAGCGCGCGTTCCCGAGCCTGATACTCGTTACGGAAGCCGACTATCTCGAGCTTGTTCGGGTTCTCTGCTTCCTGTTCGATGATGGAGCCGTTCAGCACGCGGTAATTGATGTATGTCTTGTTGTTCGTGGTCGGGTGGACATAGGACACCTGCACGCCGTCGTAGCCGCCCGGAAGAGTGGCTTCGTACGTCATTTTGTATTCGTCCGTCTTCATGTTGGCACGATTGAATACTGCAGCCGGGTAATCAACTTTTTGGTCGCGAGTAAACGTCAGCACGCCATCGTCCCAGTACGCCACCACTGACGCCGCATTGCAGATCGCCTGCACGCGGTCGCCCAGCGAGTCGTTCTCGTCATCAAACGTGTAGTCGAAATAACCCAGGCGCTCATCAGGCAGGCTTTCAGCAATCGAATACAGCCCGTAGAGGTCAATGCTGCTTACCGGCTGCGCGCCCATAATCAGCCAGGTGTGCGCCACAGCATCAGCGAACGAGCGTGACGGACGCAGCGTGTAATCCACCGTCTGCGTGTCCAGGTCGTAAGTGATGGTATGACGTGTCACCAGCGCGTTATATTTGCGCTCGCGGCTCCCCAGCGCGTTCTCAGTCGCTCTCACCTTCACTCGTACCAGCGTGTCGGTCGGATGAACGACGTTCGTCCTGATGTTGATGCTGTGGATCTCTTCGACCTTCAGCAGTGACGCATCGCCGGAGTTATCCGTGCGCTGGAAGCTGACCGCGTATTTCCCAAAGCCGCCGGACGGTGTGATTTTGTCTGTGCGGTAGAACACCTCACTTGTTGAGTCATGCGGTGTCGTCTGCCGGTATGTGAAAGTCTGCTGGGTGCCTGGAACCTGGTTATAATCGTCGTCGATTTTCCAGATGACTACCTTCCAGTTCGTTTCCTTATTTCCTCCAAGGCTGGACTGGGTATGCAGCCACAACTGAGTTGACTCGACAGGAGAGAAGAACGGTCCGACGATCAGAGCCTCGTTGTCATTGAGGATGAACTTCGTTGTGTTGATCGTGGCATTCGCCGGGATGTCCTGATGACCATCAAGCTGGTTCATCGTGAACGTGTACCAGCGCACCGGATTAACCACAGCGCCGTCGTTTGTTTCAACGGCGGAGATCAGCGTCCCGGAGAATGTCGCGTCAGTGGTTACGCTGCCTGATGCTGTGTTGTACGTAACGTTGATGGTGAAGGTAACCGCATGCGGCAGCACCAGCCCCATAAAGTAGTCAAACTCGGCCTGTTTCACGATTTTCATCGCTATCTGGCCGCCGGAGTACGTACCGCTGACCACGGTTGTTGCAGTAGCGCTCTCTAACGGAAAATCGCTGGCCTCGTTCTGCCCGGGGACCTCCTGCCCGTCGACGTCATCAAACCCGTAGCCTTCGACGATCTGCGGGATTACTTCGCCAGGCTGGAAGAACTGGAATTCGGCACCAGCAAGAGAGCCCAGGCTTGATTCTGAGTAGCGCACAGACTCGTAATCGTATTTGCCGATCCCGATGCACATCCATTCCGTTACGTACTTCAGGCCGCCGTCGGTGGACGTCTGGTGAACGTATTCGAATACCGACTCCTGAATCAGGTCCGGGAATGAACGAATCTGTCCGTAGATGTCCGGCTTGGCCTTATACACACGCGCGGTGTTTGTCTGACCGGTCAGGCTATTGTTCGGTGAGTCGACGGTATTACCGCCGTTGTTCGCGATAGCGGGCTTCGGCGCCAGGAACGAAAACACCTGACCCACCACTTTAAATATCGGGCTCAGGATGTCGCCGACAATGCCCTTCGGCTGGTCGAATATCTGGATGTGGTCCAGCTCACTCAGCTCAAACGCCAGCTCGTCATCGTCGCCCAACTTCACGCCGTTGCGGACGATCAGCAGATCGCGGTGAAAGGTAGCGTCATTTGCCGCCAGCCAGTCATAAAAAAGGGTGCCGTTTGGCACCCTGCAACGCAGCTTAGGCGTTCCTGGAAAATTTGATATCTCAACCAGCGCCATACGAAAAGTACTCCACTTTGGTGAATGCCCGCTGAATGACCAGCAACGAGTCCATGCGCACGCTTCCGTTCTCGCCGCGTGAATGCAGCGCCTGCCGGTTCAGTACCAGACCAACATGCGCCGGTTGCGTGCCGCGGTACCCGACGAATATCCCGCCCTCTACCGGTTTATCAAGCTGGCGCCAGAAGACGACGTCACCCTGATAGCAGGTGAAGAAGTCCTCACCGGCTTCGTAGTCCGGTGTCTGGTGCAGCTCTATACCGAGAACGTTCCGGTAATACAGCACCACCAGCCCCCAGCAATCCACCTTTTCGAACGAACAGGCCCGGTTAGCCCACGGCACACCGATCATCCTGCTGATAAAATCAGAGGTACTGAAGTCCCGTGTACTCGACTGGATCATAAATGCGACCAATGTTGTTGTTCAGAGGGTTGGTGACAGACAGAGTGACCGATGAGGCCTCGGCATCGATATCCACCGTCTTGACGTAAAGTTGCCACGACTTAATCGGCATCGACACATCGCCGCTGTCGAAGATCTGCCGCGTGGCCGTAATAGCTGTTAGCCGGGCCGCTCCCTTCCACTGCTTCATGAGAGCTTTGATGTCAGACGACAGACGCCCTAACTTCACGGTCGCGTCGATCACCGGCGTGCCGCTCTGCTGGCTTTCTTCGATTTCAAAACGCGCAGGCGTGTACGTCTGTCCGCCAAGTGTCTTCGGGAAGAACTGCTTATCGACAAGGCGGACGTAGCCAAATGATGGATGGTAGAACGTAATGGTGTCGTACAGTCCGCGCGTCGGGCGCTGCTGCTTATAAGTTCTGAATGTTGGCATTACGGAACTCTCGGAAGAGATTCTGGGTCGCGCCCGTCCGGATAACCCGTGACAACGATATCCAGCCACGAATCCCACGGCGGCGGCAGTTCAACAATGATGTCGTCGAACTCATCGTCGGCGTTGTACAGATGGTTAGCAATTACGGTTCCCGTCCAGGTCACCACTCCGCCGTCGATACTGGTTTGCACTGGCATCTGCGTGAAGTGAAGTTCCTGGAGTTGCAGGCCACTACCGCCCAGATTGATACTCATCCGGAACCAGTTCAGGCCACGATTGAGGTAGTTAGGGCTCCGCAGCCACTGCTGAAAAGCGCGCTCCTGGTCGAGAGTGAAGATCCACGTCAGGGACCATGTCACTTTCAGGTCGTCGGTTTGATTCTCGAAGATTGCCGGGCCGACCGCTGGCTGATCGGTCTGGAACCCGGTATCGAGCGTCATATTTTTGCTGGCCTTCTGCGCCAGCGGCAGCCAGTCGGGATAGTCGATAATTGGCATCTAAACTCCAGGCATTAAAAAACCCGCCGGAGCGGGTTTGCTTAATCAACAAGCCGGGGCCCGGTTGGTGCCTCGTAGATATTGATTTTTATGTCTACGATTTCGCCATTATTGGTAAATTCCAGCTCTTCCCCAGCAGGCGTTATTCCCTTGATTGTTGATCCATCACTTAGAGTAAACACAAACTCGACCGCCCTGTTCGGGCGTATCCTGTGTGGTTTACCTATCTCAGTTGGTATTGAATGCACTTCGCCCGGCTCAATTACCACGTAAATCTCCTTATCCCTGACCGTTCGGGGTTCTTTTCACGTTGAAATTACTGGTTATACCCTGACTTATCGGGCCGCCATTATTCAAATCCGCGATAATTGTAGTGAGGGTAATACTACCATCTGAGTTCACAGTTCCCTGAGAATCAACGGTAGCAGAGGTGTAATTCTGCACGATATTGTTGATTATTACACCACTCCCGCCTTGCATATCCTTGTTGCTGATCACCTTGCCGTTGTCGCCCGGTATCATGTACTGCTTACCGGTACTGGCCTGGTAAATCTCCGGCTTCCCTCGCTCACCGACCTGATACATGCTTCCCGCTGACACAGGTCCGCCATTGTATCTGGCCCCAGCCAAAGCCAGCCCTTGAGCAAGCCCAACGGTAGATGCAATACCAGCCATCGCAGGCGCTGAGTTTGCGCCAAAGGATGCCAGGCTGGCCAGCGCTGCGGCTGGAGCCCATGCGGCCGCCGTCGTGGTAGCCATACCGACAGAAGCAGCGGTAGAAGCTGCGCCCAATGTCTGACCGATAATGAAGTTTTTGAGAGCCTCTATCCCAACCTGGACTAGCGCATTTACCACGCTATTCAGCATCGTGTTACCGAGTGAGCGCATAGCATCCTGCGCTGACATCGTTCCGGTGATCAGCCCGGTTAACGCATTAGATGCATTACCTGAAAACGCATCTACTGCACTTGTCAGCATGCTGTACCCCAGGCTCTGCTGGCTAAGAAGCTCCCATTGTGCAGCGGTTCTTTGCTGCTCATACTGCGTATCGGCAGCATTTTTAAGGGCTAATGCATTCTGGTGAGCTAATAACCCCTGCTGCTCGAACTGTTGGATAAGGGCCAGTTGCTGTGCGTGCTGATTAGCTAATTGCTGCACTGGATCAATCTGTGCAACTGCCTCTTGCTGTGGCGTCACCGCCTGCTGCGCGCGGATTTTTGCGAGGTTTGCCTGGTGAGTTGCCGCCAGTCTTTCTGAGGTCTGGTTATATTGCTCCTGGCTGATTTTCTTCGCAGCCAGCGCCGTATTCAGGTCCTCAACATCCTGTTTGTAACTGGCGTTCTCAGCCGCTTCAGGGAGTAGCTTCTGCGCTGCAGCTTCTGCCTTAATAGCGTTGGCTGTATCCCATTTCTTAGCCGCATACTGACCGGCAAGAGCTATTTGCTCTTTGGTTGCGCCTTTCCCTAGCGACTGCTGTGCAGCGAGGATGGCCTGCTCACGGCTCAGCTTATTCGTTGAGTCAGCGGCAAGCTCCGATTGCTGCTTGAGGTTCGCCAGCTTCTGGGCAATAGAATCAGCCTGGGAAGCCCCCTTCTTCTGCTCAGACTGAAGCGTCTTCTGCGCCTGCGTATTTTTGTACGTAGCAGCAGCATCATCTTCCATCTGTTTGGCGTGCGGATCATCCTTAGCGAATCCGGCATCTTCGGCAGCATATTGAGCCTGCAACCGTGCGCGAGCCTCACCCTGGAGCTTCGATAGTGCCAGGTTACGCTCAGACTGTTTGATCAGGTTCTTCTGTCCGGCGGTAAGGTTATCCGTGGAATTATTCAGGCTGTCTACGTTGATCTTCGCGTTGGCTGCCTCTCTTGCCAGATCAACAAGCTTACCTGCCAGTTCAGCAATAGCTGACTGCCCATCTTTGGATGAGGACTGCATTTCCTGGAGTTTTTTCGCCAGTTCCTGAAGTGCTTCCGGAGACGGGTTATTGCTCAGATCTGATAGTTCTCTTGCCAGATCAAACGCTGATTGCTTGCTGATGCCGAGGCGTGATGAAAGGGTGCTCACCGTTGCAGAAAGCGAGTTAACAATACCTGAGGCATATTGTCCCTGGCTGTTGGCCTGTTGAATGGCCTGACTCCAGTCAGTGGTGGTTACGCCAAGAGCTGACAGCTCATCGTTGAATTTCTTGATGCTTGGCGAAGCACCGCCCACCGCCGCCAGTGCGCGATCACCTAAAGTGATGAAAGCATCAGACGCGTCACTAATGGCCTTCGGAATCTTTGAGATGGCCTGGTTATACTCGAGCAGCGCCTGATTTCTCAGCAAAGTAGCTACGTCGGCATTTACGCGCGCCAGGGCGGCATATTTGTCTGAAAGTGCGGCCACACCTTGCGATGAAATGGTGATCACCTTATCCATCGCTTCAGCTGCGTCTTTCAGCGCATCCATGGCGTTCTTACCGCCATTCAGCGAAGTAATCAGCACGCCTGCCAGTACCGAACCAAGCGCGATTATGGCGCCAACCACCGCGCCGCCAGGTCCGAATGCGCCAGCTAGTTGCGAGCCCTGTTGAGCAAACGCCACCAGCGCAGACTGCCCGCCCTGCACCTGTACGATGAAGTCCTGAACCTGGTACCCGGCCTGCTGCATGCTGGTTTTCCAGTTTCCAGTGCCCTTCGCGCCATTTTCAACGCCAGTCTTCATGTCATACAGGCGACCAGTAAGCTCGCCGATCTTCTGTTTTTCTTCGTCGGTGGCTTTCGACCCTGCACGCAACTGTGCAGCCAGGACTGCGGCACTACGCGCGCCATTCTCCTGCGCTTCGTCCAGCACAGCCAACTGGTTACCCAGCGCCTCGATGATGGATTCGGCACGGCTGAATTCACTGCTAGCACCGCCGGTACCGCTGCGGGCCTCTTCCATTGCGCGGGCGATTCCGCTCACGTTGGTGTTCAGCTTGCGCAGCTGGTTGTCCATGGAGTTGGCGTAACCAGCAAGCTCAGTAAACGCGGACCCTGTTTGAGACGTGCTGTTATCAAGCCCATCGAGTTCTTGGCCAGTCTTTTTTGATGAACTGTCTATCTGACTCAGCGCGTTCTGCACATCCTTGGCACCGTCAAGAAGTTGAGCGGTATCCAATGCGATGGTGATATCAATACCACCTAAATTTTCCGACATTGCTGTTCTCCATGGATACGTTAGCTACTACTTCATTGACCGTTCTTGCTGTTCGCGCATCATTTTTTCTTGCCAGCGACGCTCGTCATCATCCATTACTGCGTCGTATTCCTCTCGAGTCAGCCCTTTCTGGTCTGGATATTTCGCGTTCAGAAGCAGCGCAAACTCCGTCATCGTCAGGTGCGCGGCATCTTCACGCGTCATTTCGAAATGAGTGCGGGCAGCATTGATATACTCAATGGCGTTGAATGCTGTTGTTGTCGAGTTGGTTTCATGCCGCTGCAACTTCCTGACCTTGGCTTTACCTATAACGCCATGGGACATTAGGTGTTGGGCGATGACAATAATGTCATTACGGCTTAGCGCGCCGGGCCGGTAAACTATGTATCTTGACCACCCTTTCCACTCCCCTATGATCGGGGTTAAATCATCTTCACAGCACGCCTGAACCACCTGCATGGAAACAGAAAGGATCTTTTCAGCCATGCGATAAAGTTGTGGTGATAGCCACTCAGGAAGACGCCCAAGATTAGAAGCGCATGCTGCAATCAGGTTTTGCACATCACTGCCATGGATGGTTGCGTATGCCGCAACGATCTCTTCCGGCGAACCGATTCTGGTCATTGCAGCGAATGATGGCCTTAGAAGGTACTCTTTCTCGCCATCCTTTCGGCTTGAAAGGACAACCTCACCAATGTCTGTTAACGGGATCATGCTCTTGCCTTAATGATTATTATCAAGGGCAGCACGCTGCCCTTTGGAATAGCCATTAGCTGACAGTGACAGCGCAGGCGTTTGAAGTGATTTTTACTGGCGTGCCAGCAGAGTCGGTAACTTCACAGGTATATGAACCAGCATCACCCGAGACTGCGCTCGCCTTGTTGAACGTCGCTGTAGTCTGACCGCTCACTGCTGAGCCATCTTTTTTCCAGACATACGTATACGGAGCTGTACCGCCTGTAACAGCTACGCTGATGTTGAGCGCCGATCCAGTCGCAACGGTTTTCGTTGAAGGAAGGTTGGTTGTGAAGGCGAGCGCATCTCCAGCGATCTCAAACACAACCGTGTCGGCATCGTAGACTTTCCACTCACCGGAGAAAGTTGAAATATCACTGGTTCCGAAGTCACCTGACCACGAGGTGGTGTTGAAATACCCCATGATATAAGTGCCAGCGTCTTCCCCGGCAAAATCAAAACGAACCCAGACGGTTGGCTGACGGCCAGCCTGCACTTCATCGAAAATGTATTTCGACATGTGGATCGCGCCAATCTCTACAGACTTATCGTTCTTGCGGAACTCGCCGTCACCGGAGACTGTAAAGTCCATGTTGTTGACCAGGTTTTCAACCAGACCCTTTGAATCATCAGCCTCAGAGCTGACTGTATTCATTGAGTAATCGAAACCTTTCGTGGTCATCGCGCCGAGACGCTTCCATTCAGAAAGCGATGGCACTGCGTCGGGGCAGCCAAAGGCCATGCGTAGCACAGCTACTTTCCCGATCAGCTTGCCAAAATCATTAGCACAGCCTTGCATGTGTACCTCTCAAATAAAAAAGGCCACCGGATGGCAGCCTGATGGTTGTGGATAGGGTTATTCGCCGTATACGCAGCGGAAGCGCAGCGAAAATACCGCCCGCCCCTCTGCTGTTAGCATTGGTTGAGGCATACCGTAGGACTCGATGTATCCGATGCAGGGGTCCGCAATAGGATTAGCCTGTACGTAATCAATAATGCTCATAGCTGCGGTATTCGCTTTGCGGTCCTCATTAATGGCACTGATCACATCCAGTTGAACCATGTATGTTCCACCTTCATCCTGACGGAGTATGCCCCCTCCAGCTGGCTTAAAGACCATGAATGCCTCAGACTTATTGCCACTGTCATCCCAGAAAAAACTCTGACAGGTAAAGGCCGTCGTAAGTCCGGCAGAAACCAGCATTGAACGTACTCGGTCGGCCATTGGTGGGGTCATTTCTTCATGCCTTTTGCAATAATTTCAGGGATTCGTGGCTTAACCTGTTCAAAAGCTTTTTTCAGGAATTGCGGCTCGCCCCCAGGCCCCCAATAAACGCCTTGCTCTGTCCCACCACCAAACTGCTTGCCTGATCTGGTGGTGCCGAAGTGCGCCCTTGGTTGGCCCTTCAACTTGCCTGGTGCATCATGAACATAGGCTGCATACGAGGCTGAAAACCCAACCTTTGCCGTAATTCGATTGCCGCTTGAATCAAAATCGATAAACCGAGAGTTAACGAGGGTTGATGTGTCTATTGGCGTTATCACAGCAGCTGACTCAAGAACCTGTTCGGATGCCAGGTACAAAGCCCGGATGATGCGTACGCTTTTAACGTCACCAATCATGCGGTTCAACTTAGCAATGGTCTGATCGATACCTTTAACTTTGATACCCATGGCTAGATGCCTGTCAAAATTGCATAGTCATCCGCTAGTCGCTCGAACGTGTCGGCGTAGCGGATAACCTGCCGCACCTCGTCGGCACCAGCGACAACCGGGTCCGCTTCGGTCGATTCGCCAATCAGCAGATAATCACCGGCGGACGCCAGCGCGAACTCTGTCCAGACGGTGTTCTTAACGACGATTTCAGCGCCAAGGCTGCCGATACGCTTTGACAAACCGCCTTCGTAATCGCACATGATTACTTCAGGTGCGGCGTACCCATTAACTGGATCGCCGTATTCGTCGGTCACACCGTTCTGTTTGCGCCAGACGGTTGCAGTGGCTGTATAGCTCCACGAAGCAATGCTCGACATCAGCCCTCCTTCCAGCGCAGGACAACCGTTACGTTTCCTCCCTGGCCTTTAAGTTGCTCACTGCGCTTAATGGCGGTCGGTGGGATGCAAGAGTCCATAACGACTTCGCCAACACGATAAAGTCTGCTGTTTTTCAGTAACCCGCCTCGCTTCATTCTTTCCACCTCATCACCTTGGCGCCAGTCGCCCGGATGCGCGGGCAGTTGATATGCCACTCGCCGTCCGATTTCACGTAGCCGGTAGTCTCCCGCCCGGTATCGGTCATCACCCAGACGCGGGTGAATGAGCGTGGCAGGCCGTGCTTAACTGATTTCCAGTTCATGAATTGCGCCCAATAAAAAACCGCCCGGAGGCGGTTGGTCGTTTGAAGTCTTGTTATCTGCCATGGTTTCGGTGATAACCGAACCTCACCTCTGCTGATTTTCTTGCCGCAGCGGCATCAAGAAGGTTATCGAATGAGCCAAGAGACACATCCTCTCCTTCATCGCCAATGGTGCTTTTCCAGGTTCCATATCGCTTATCCCACCTAACGCCGATAATCCCAGATGAATTTGACGAAGGAGTTTTACGATTTCTGGCATTACCCTCAGCATCGACGAGACGCAGATTGGATATCCTGTTATCCCGCTTATCACCGTTAATGTGGTCGATAAAGATTTCTGGGTGCTCATTGTAGTGAATCGCCCAGACAACACGATGAAGCCTGTAGCATCGCTTATTAAGCTTGAATACCAGGTATCCCCTGCGATTCTGAACCCCTACAACAGTGCCAGCATAGCGAGTGTTCCAAATTTTAGAATCTCGCTCGCTTTTGAAATGCTCTAAAGCGCGGGGCTTCCATTTAACAACGCCAGTAAGTGCATCGTAATCAAGCAGCTTTCGCAGGTAGTCCACAGGAAGATTTTTTTCTGTGCAGATATCCATGTAACCCTCGTAGCAAGGTCGCGTAGATTGAGGTTGCGGCAACAGAGTCTACGATCTCTGCTTTCGGTGATCAGCCTAGCCGCGTGGATATTTTATCAGCACTAACACCCACCAACAACGAGAAACAACCCTACTTTCTGACCGACATCAATGGGTAATCCTGATGTACAGCCAGACGTATCCAGCGCCAGCAGCGCGTCACGCATGTTGAGCACGCTCTCGCCGTAGTCAAACGAGCGAGAGGCACCGGACGGAGCGCCCTGCGACTTAATCCGCTGCGTGTACGCCGTCAGAGCCATCAAGGTGACTGCGTACACTTGGATGAGCATCAGATCGCAATCGTCGTAACCGGCGGCAATCAGGCAGGGTTCTATCTTCGCCAGCTTGCACAGGTAGGCGTCGATCATGAAGTCAGGAACGGTGGTATAGCCAAGCGCAGACAACTGCTGTTTAACCTGCGCCGCCGTTATCTGCACTACAGCCATGTTTTATACCCTCCTGAGTAACCCAACTCACCGAGGAACGCCTGCACGTCTGCCGCTGTGATTGGGTCAGCCATGGTTATTTCGCCTTTTTCGATTTAGCGGTGGTGTCTGCCTGCTCTGCCTGCTCTGCCTGCTCTGCCTGCTCTGCCTGCTCTGCAGGTTTATCGTCAGCACCAGGGGTGGCAACTTCAAGCTCCTGCTCTTCAACTTCGCCAATGACCGAGACGCGGCCAGCGAAAGCAGGTGGCACAGCAACCGTAACGAACTCATGGCCCACCGGCAGTTGCTGGAATACGCCGTTAATTGTTCCCCAACAACCAGCCTTCTCGACTTTTAACTTTTTCATGCTCTCTCCCGAAGAAAAGGGGCCGAAGCCCCTTAACCCTGTGCGTTGAACACTTTAGAACGACCGTTGAAATCGCGCTTAATCTGCAGACCGACAGCACTCCAGACCAGGGAGTTGTAGTTGTCGAACGGATTCTGGCGCGGGATCATGAAGGTGCCCACCGGCGCGGCAATGCGCGTCTTGATGTACTGCGAATTGCGCACATACGCGATGAAGTGGTTACCCGTCAGCTTAAAGGTCTGGTTAACAGACTCGATACGGCCGTAGCGAAGGATGTACTCCAGCACAGTGCCTTCTTTGAAGCCGGCAGCGGAGGAATACGGTTTGCTCATGTTGCGCATGATGTCAGGCGACACCCACACCTTCACCTTCTCCTGCACGTAGTTATCGTCCAGAAGCTTAGCGAACGGGCCGGTGAAGAATGCGACCATCTGGTCAGGCGTGGCTGTGGTCAGGTCGATGTTCAGACCGGATGCGCTCAGATCCACTTGGTTGGTGTTGGCGTGGTTGGTAATACCTGCGCCGACATAGCCCTTCACCTTCACTTTCGCGTCACCTGAAAGCATGTAGTCGGCCATATCCTCGCGGATGGCTGCAACGTGCGCTTCCTGGTCATCTGCCATTGCGTCAAGGTTTTCGGACTGCATGCCGTTCCACTCACGCCATTCACGGCTGTAGCCGGTGTTGAAGATCGGGATTGGGTCACCAGCTTCGTCGTAGATGACTTTATCCAGTTCTTCTGGCACGTGGCCCGTCAGTGAACGATGAACCTTGCCAGCATCACTGGAAACGCGATACAGCGCAGCAGTCTTGCCGATAGAAATCGGCGTACCTAGACCGAGCAAATCATCCAGCAGGCCGTTGCCTTCGTCATTACGGAAGACTCGGGTGGTGATGTTGTCCACTTCACGCCAGTAGTCTTTGGAGATCAGCGCGGCCTGGTTAACTTCCAGCGCGCCGCCGTACTGGGCAGCAATAGTTCCCTGGTTAATATTGAAGGATTCACGCTGCATCAGCAGCTGATTCCACGCCTGCTTCACCTGGTTATGCTCGGTGATCAGCTTTTTGTTAAATACGATCATGCTCATGCGGTTGCTTTCCCTGATTTGCGAACTTTCACGAGCTGAGCTTCAGCGCCAACGGTGATTTTTTCGCGTGAATAAAAGAGGACCTGGTCGGTGGCTGGTGTGGTTGACTTGGCCAGCGTGCCGTCACCGGCAGAAACCAGGCCTTCGTTTTCCAGCAACGCTTCGCCAGCTTTAACCAGCATGTGGTAATCCACATCGTCTTCGCACATGATGGCCGCGCCGGTATCACCTGCAGGAACCGAGTCGCGTATGTCACCACCGCCGATATAGTTGTGCTGAAGAGCCAGAGCAACGCCTGCACCACCAGCGACATTGTGAACCGCCAGTTTCCCGGAGCTGTCGAGCATCACCAGTGAGCCGGGCTTCACGGCCGCCGCCATGATTGCTTCAATGACCTGCGGGTCATTCTTACGGGCCGGGCCCGCGATTACGGTATGGAAACGAGGTGCGAGAGCCATTATTCAGGTGCCTCCATGTTAAGGATTTCACTCTGAGCGCCATTTCCCTGGAATGCAGGGTTCAGACCGGTGCTGGTCTGGCACTGTGAGTACAAGTCGTTCAGCGCGTCGCCAGCCAGCGAGTTGATCGCCGCTTCACTCATGAACGAGAATTTCGCTTTAACCGCATCGCGCTTGGTTTTCAGGTCGCTTTCTGCGTTCGCCTGCAGCTGAGATTTCAGCGTACTGATTTCATCGGTAAGCGGCTTCAGTGCCAGATTCACTGCGGCAGTAATAGCGTCGGAGTTAATCTGAGCCTGGCCCGGGTCGCCGCCACCTTCTTTCTTCTTCATCTGTTGGTTGTAGGCATCCCAGACCTGATCGTCGGTCAGCCCCTCGGTTTTAACGCCTGCGGCATTGAGCGCGGCGATCATCTTCTCTTTCATCGGGTTTGTTTCTCCGTTGGTTTTGACTTCGTACTCAGTTGGTTTGCGCACGACTTCTACTGGATCGCCGACAAGCGTTACGACCTTGTCAGAGATGAGGTACTTCTGGTCGAAGAGCTTCGGCTTGGCGTTTTCGCCATCCTCTTCGTAAACGAAATGGTCAGGCCAGACACTGACGACGTAGCGCCACTTTTTGTCGTCCTGCTTGATGGACATGCGCAGCGCCTGGTAGATGTCGTCGAAGGACATCTCTGAAGCGTTGCTGATGAAGAATTTCACCTTGTTCCACCAGCCGTCTTTCATGCTGTTGGCGGCATCGATGAGGCTTGTCGATTCAACATCTGCCTCCTGCCCGTCAGCGTTAACGAACATGCCGACACCTTCATCTGGCGTCCCGGCGCCGGGCTCGTCGAGCAGGATCGCGATGTGGTCGAACTGCATGTTGTGAGCGACCCAGGAGTATTTCTTCTGCTTCGACTCACCTGCCTTTTGCTCTTTGTTCAGCAGCAGACCGGTAGAAACATGAATCGGGTCGGCGTTATTGCCGGAAATCATGTCGTCCAGGCGCTGAATAAGGCGTTTCCCGTCAGGCTTGGTGTCAGCCACAGCCTTATTGACGTAAACGTCCATCACGACTTTGTCGTTGGCCTTGCTGACGTTCTGAGCCCATGCCCCGGCGTAGTAATCGTTGACCGCCTGCGGGTCGTTGGCGCTGACGTATTTACCGTTCACCATCGGGTGGCCGATCGGCATTAACTTGCGCTCCATCGTCTGGTAGCTGTTGTTAATCTCCTCAGCAGGATAAAGCCCACCATTCATGACAATGTCATCGACGATGGGAACCGCGCCACGAATGACGTAGTGTTCCTGACCGTTGATTGTTGTCGTGGAAATATTGGAGGCGTTAATTGCCAAGGATTTAACGTGGATGCTGGATAGCTGCACGTTGCGTCCTCTTATTGAATGGCTTTATGTAATTCTCTGATGATGGCTTTTACCTGGCGCACGTTGCCTCGCCCTTGTGATTTGATGACTTTACGATCACCTACCTGCTTCATCATCGCTTCGACGCCGCCGATCTTAACGTGCGTGCATGAGATATCACCGAGTCGCTTTGATTCGAAATAAACGCCGCTCATATGGGCCTCATTGGTGGATTTCAGGCATTAAAAAAGGCCGCCTAAGCGACCTATTTGGGTTTATATCAGCCCCATCTCTCGGAGCTTACTTAGATTATGTTCTATCTTGCGCTTACCGTATTCGCCATGAACCCTTTCACATTCGGCGTTATAGGCAAGGACGGCAATTTTTATATCATCGTAAATTCCAATATACCGCTCTGAGTCATCGCAGCGAATTCTAGCCATCCATTTGCTTCGCTGTTGATGCCAATACACGCCGATAAAGTTATTCCCAGATGCCAACCCTCCAATCATGTTTCTGTTGTTTTCAGTCATGGTTACATCACGGAGGTTTGCCAATCTGTTATCACTTTTAATGCCATTGATATGGTCGGTGAATTCGCTATCAGTACCGGTAATCATCTTCCATATAACTCTATGAGCCAAATAGCTCACTTTGTTAACGGAGATTTTTACATAGCCATCTGGCCTAATGCACCCACAGGGCTTATTTGCATATCGCCCATTCCATGCTGAACATGCGTTCTCTGATTTAAAGTGACTGACTGGCCTTGCATTCCAAAACAACTCTCCAGTATCTGGATTGTAAGAAAAGCATTCACGTAAAAACTCTGCGCTTGGCGCTGGTTTCGAATTCATAACTAATCGCTCCATTAGTTCGCTCATGATGGTGCTGGAAGGTCCTGAGCGCAGGACTTTTCGGGTGGCCGCCCTATCCAGCAGGTATATTTTACCAAATTACTTTTCGGATGACTTCCAATTACTCCGCTCTTTACTTAATTTCTCGGCAAGACCTTCATTGTAAAGTTTGCCTTCATCGTCAAGCAGGCAAGGGATATTGGCACAGTAACAGTTATAGGAGTTGCCATCCTTCGAATAGAACTCTGCAACCTCATCAGTGGTGTACGTTTTCCCGTGCCTTGCCCCATGAGTCATCCTGGTGGTCGGTTTAAGTGCGGAAATCCACAATATCGCAGTGTTCAGCCCCAGGCGTTCTTTTGCCCAATCAACCTCATTGCGCTGCGCCTGCCTTAAGGCTCCAACTTGCTCCGTTTGAGCTATCGTTTTGGCTTTGTACATACTTACGTCCAGGCGTTTACTAATAACCTGGGCGGTATCTCTTGGTGACACCCCGCGCGCTACTGCATCGGTGATGATGTTGGTCAGGTCGCCTCGAGCGGTGTCACTGATGACTTTCCAGTCGCTGAACGTTGTCAGCCTGGCCGCCGATATCTGGTTAAGATAACCGGGGCTGTTTAAAAGCTGCTGTAGCGTCGTCTGACTGGCATACACCTGCGACTGCTGTGAGAGGTTGTTGAAGGCCTCCAGCGTGCCGCGCTGCGCTTCTGCGACGACGTAATCCATCGCCCAGAGGTTTTGCTCGCCACCCTCCAGCAGGTAATCGTCGAGAATGCCCTGCACCGCTTCCAGCAGGTCAGCCAGTTCCCGCGCCGACATGTCGTAGATGAACTTGCCGGCGTTAACCTGGTAGAGTCGCACATCAGCGCCGTTGTCGTGGCACAGGAAATGCCAGTTATGGCTGTTAACCTCACGCTCTCGCCCGGTAAGGCGCTGGTCGAGAAGAACTTTCAGCGCGCGCTTGATACCGAGATATCGCTCTTCGATATCCCGGAACATCGCGGTTACCTGTTTTGCCGATCGTGTCGGGTCAACCTTGCTGCGCGGAACTACCGGTGTCCCGACTTTCGTCTTTTGCTCCGGTGTCATCGGAAAGAGGATCATCGGTCGTTACCTTTTCATTTGGGTCAGGCGGCTTAATATCATCACGCGGCTCAAGTTCTCCCGCTTCCCTGACCTCGTTCTCATCAACAGCTGGTGTGCCGTAGGCTTGCTGGGTATCCTTCGCAACCGCAGCCATTTCCTTCATGTTGGCAATCTTCTCTTTCTCACTTGGAGCGAGCAGATCAGACCAGGTTAACGTGATTTCGCCAGATTTAGGTGGTTCGATAACTTCCACGGTCCATAGGCGTTCGATAACAGCGGTTACACGGCCAGTCTGGAATCCAGCACGACGTCCATTGCACCGCTTAGCAAAGTCGTTCTTATCTTGATCGGAGGCCAGACGGCCCGTTTGCTGACCAAAAGTAATGGTGAAAGGTATCTGTACGGATGAAGAGAACTGATTTGCACTGACCGTCCATGTAGGGCTCGGGTCGGCAGCAGCCACAGACAGAACCTTAGCCTCTCCGTCCTGAGTAACCAGTGCCGAATCAGTACCTGAGTTCAGTTTCTGGATGGCGGCGTTCAGCGCCTCAGCCAGTCCTGAGTAACCAGCTTTCTTCGCCTCGTCGATAATGGTCTTGAGGTTTGTATCCTTCGACATGTTAATGCCGAGCTGCCTGCTGGCGTTTTTCAGGAAGCCCTCGGCACTACCACCGGAGGTCTTTGCCATGTCGAGCAGATCGTTATAACCAGCACGCAAGAAAGGAATGCCAGCCAGTGAAGTCTCGTCTTCTGACCCTTCGCAAAACATGATGATGCGCTCAGGGTGGATCTTAATAGACCGCATCGGCCCGGAAATATTTCCGTTATCGCCGACCTGCTGTTCCTGGAAATAGTAGAACTTCGGCATGCCGTAGTCTGGAGACTTTTGGTCCTGCTCAAGCTCACCGGGTTTAACCTGCGCTTCCCATGCGGGGATCATCTTGACCAAGCCGCGCTCGCGAGAATTACGCATCACGCTGCGATCGACTGGCTCCCACCACTCCTTGCTGTCTGCAAACTGGAGGATAAGTGCTGAGTAATGCCCGACCAGGTTGCGCCGATCTGCATCCTTCACTTTCGCCCAATGCTTCTTCATGAGTTTGGTGACTTTCTTTTCCCACGGCGTCGACTTCTTCGACTTCTTCGTCTCATCGCCGTCGACGATCACCGGGGTATCAGTCCAGCATGCATCGAGCAACTTATGCACCGCGCCGAACGCCGCGCCGTTACGCTCATACATGTTGTAGAAGTGGTCGAAGTCGAGGCGCTCCGGATAGCCAAATTCGCACCACAGGTGGTGTCGCTTGGTGTTACCTGATTTATTGAAGCCAGCCGCATAAAGCTGTCGAGATCGCGATACCTCGTTGAGGCTATTCACAATCAGCCCAGCGAGGACTTGCATTTCTGTATCGTTACTCACTGAGTTGTCCTTATGTGAAGAATATCGCCCCTGAACGGCGAGGTGAGTGCAGCACACGGTAACGGGTTGCATCCCAGTCGTGGTCTTCCTGCTGGGTATCTACGTCGTCCGGGTTTTTGCTGTCGCGTACCAGTACTGGTATGCGGCTAATCCAGCCACGACAATGCTCGAAAACGTAAAAGGCAGGCTTCTCAGGGATACCAGATTCCAGCTTCTTACCTTCAATCACCGCCTCAAGCATGTCGGCGAAGACTGAGGCCCCGTTAACTCGAGAGCCTGGCTTCTTGTTGGCTTCAAGCCATTCGACACCCTGATTTTCCATCTTCTGTCCGATCGACAACTCATCGTCACCGGTATTGAAAATGGCGCTATCAGCCGGGCCCGGGATAACTTCCGAGCATATTCCCGGAACAATGTTTAGCTGGCCCTGCGTGACGCCGTCGATTTGTATCTCTTCCGGCTCGTCGACGTCTTCGCCCACCAGCCGCTTGTCAATCCACGCCACGCCTTTCGCGACGTTGGTGGATGACATATTCAGGCCTTTGTTCAACTCGTCAGGCGGGCAGCCGTACCATTCTCCGATCAGGATTATCGAACCTGCCGGCGGGCAGAACTGTCGACCATCTGGCAGCTCAGCGGCAGTGCCATCAGCCTGCGCCCACCAGAGGTTAGAGAACGGCTTCGACTCACCCCAGTCATGGGAGCGGTCAACTGTCCAGCTATCCGGTATGCGGAATGGCTTAATGACGTGCAGCGATTCATTCCAGAGGTGGTCAAATCTCCCGCCACTGGTCACATCCCAGGAGCCATCTACCCACGCTTTGCGTCGGTTAGGGTCTTTGATTGCCATCAGCGTCGCGATGTACTGCGGGTCGAGGTACGGGTTCTCTTTAAACGATCCGTGGATGGCCACGCGGGTCAGCGTGATTTCCTCTTCTCGCTCTGTCTGGGGGTTGAATACCATCTGCCTGTCGCGCTGTACGGTTCCACGCGGCGCCGGCTCAATGAAGCGTTTCTTCACCCAGGTATGTCCGATGCCAAACGGGTTGGTCGTGCTGAACGTCTCCAGCGGGATCGGCCTCAGTAACTTGCCATTCTCCAGCGGGTAGTTTTCCGGCCTGAACGATGAACGTCGGCAGGAGAACATCATTTCGTAGAACTCTGGAGACTGCTGTTTCGTCAGCTCGTTAAAGCCGATAAACGGGAATTCCTGACCGTGGAAATCCCAGTAGTCGTCTGCCTCTTTGCCAAAGCGGAAGAGAAGCTCCTCGCCCGTTGGCCACACCCATCGCAATTCGCTCGCAGATGACAAATAGCGTGCGCCGTCGTTGAACAGGCGAAACATACGCTTCGACTGAGTGATGATATCGGCAAGATTCTTATATTCGGTGTCGAAGATGACGCCGCGCCAGAACGAGCCATAACCCACACCGACATTGCGCCGGAACCTGGCTAACTGCGCAGCGGTTTTACCCGGTCCACGAGTGCCTTCGAACAGAATTTCGTTACACGGGCAGCTCAGCGCCAGAGACTGCGATCCAGGCAGAGGCTTCCATACAGCTTTGTAATTCATCCACCGAGCACCCCGCCCTGTTGTTTCTGCGCTGCCGCTTCCCAGTCATCGACGCTGTCACTGGTTGGGACCAGCATGACGTTATGCGTTACCTCTTTCGTTTCCGCCTTATTCTCGATGCTGTACGCCTCACGCTCGAGGCCGATCAGCGTCTTCAGGCTGTCACTCAGGTCTTTCATGGATTTAACACGGGAAGGCAGGCTGATTATTTTGTGGTACAGATCGTTGAGCTTATCCATACCCTTGTCGTCTGGAGATCGCATCAGGTCACCGAGCATCTCAAGCGCGACCACATCGCCACACTCTCCAGCCAACTCATCGAATAGAATGTTGGTCAGTTCGCGAGCCCGGCGGATATCTCCCCGGTGCTCCATGCGTACCGTGGCAATCACCTCGGCAGTCGCCTCTATCAGTACGCGTTCGGTCAAAGTGCTTTCGTTGCGTACCTGTTTGCGTACCTCCCGTTTGCGTACCAGATCATCAGCCTTTTGCTGAATCTTCGCATTGAGGTCACGCGACCAGTCGTCACGCTTGGCACGCTTACGAATAGCGCCTTCGCTGATACCGTGCTGTGATGCTATTTCTCGGAGGGACATCACTCCGGCCCGGTACGCCGTCTCGATGGCCTCCCAGTCCGGTTTGCTCATTCGTTACTCCGTTGTTTGTTCTTCTGGCTGTTCTACGGGTTCAAACAGGAAGTCATCAATGCTGTCCTGGCTGAAGTAGCGCCATTTGCCGTCATCCATTGCCAGTGCGACAAAACCATTGACGATCTCTGGCTGGCTTCTGGTCATGAGCCCCGTAAAGGACTCTTTGGATTTTTTGGTGATTGTGATTCTGTAGACGGTAGCCATTTCGTTCTCCACGTATCGCAGCTGTTGCCCTGCTTCTCAGAAGTGCTTAGCCACTTACGGCTTACCCGTCAGCAAGATGTGATCACCATCCTTGCGGGGTTACACAGATCATTATCGAAGCCCCTCAGTGAAGAGCTTCTGTAACGAACTACTTATTTTCGGTCTGCTTATCCCATTCCTCACGAAACTTGGATGGGTTTTGACTACCTTCTAATGCCATGATTACCTCACTTTAAGCACTGCTCTTTGATGTAGTCCTGCATGCCGCGAATCATTTTGTCAGCGGTTGCGACTCCGTCCCGGTGATCGAAATAATTCCGTCGAGCGTCTGGAGTAAGTTCGGGGGTTCCTGCATCATCCACGCCGGCGGCGGAGGTGGTTTTTGACACTCCAGGGCAGGTTGCGGCGATGCGCAGCCGTTTAGCGCCAGAATCGACATCCCGACGCAAATCGTTAATGGTTTTTTTCGCATCGGACAATTCCTTCGTGTATTTGGCATCCAGCGCAGCGACATCACGCTGACGGGTCTGCATGTCTTTGATGGTGGCGTTCGCCAGGCTGAGCTGTTCAGTGGCTTTGTCGCGCTGGTCTTTGTAGGTGATGGCATTGTCGCGGTAGTGGTTCATGAAGAACGCCAGCACGCCGATTACCGCCACCACAAGCAACTGCAGCCAGTAACGCTTAACCAGTGCGCTAATCACGACAGGAACAGAGCGCGCTCTGCCTCCCGGCGACGGGTCAGCCCGTTCAGGACTTTGCCACCAGCTTTATTCCAGCGCAGGAACTCATCGGCTGCGCCAGCGTAATCACCGGCGTTGAGTTTTCGCAGAAGAGTCGATGTCGACAATGACCTGGCGCCGAGGTTATACGTGAACGACACCAGAGCATCGAATTGCCCCTGAGTCAGCCCGACTTTAACCAGGCGGGACACGTCGCTTTCGTAGCTGACTAGTCCTGTCTTCAGCAGGCGTTCTGCCGTTTCCTG